ACAGCTGAATCACTTAAGAACTCTATATCAACTTTTAATGTTGAAACATTACAGCAAGTTGTTGATTTAAACTTATATGACTTTGGTATATTCTTAGAATTAGAACCAGACGACGAAGAGCAAGCTAAACTAGAAGAGAATATTCAAGTTGCATTAGGCCAAGGTGGTATTGACTTAGAAGATGCTATAGACTTAAGGCAGATTAAAAATCTCAAGTTAGCTAATCAAATGTTAAAGGTTAAGCGTAAAGCGAAGGCTAAACAAGACCAAGCTAATCAACAAGCTAACATCAAAGCTCAAGGTGATTCTCAAGCTGAAACAGCAGAGAAAACAGCAATGGCTGAAGTGCAAAAGCAAGAGGCTATTATGGGTGCGAATGTTCAGTTTGAACAATCTAAGAATCAAATGGAGATTCAAAGAATGGAGATTGCAGCTCAATTAAAAGCTCAAGAGATGCAAACTAAGTTTCAGTTTGATATGCAGCTAAAACAACTTGAGGTTCAGAACATGCAACAAAAAGAAAAAGCTATTGAGGATCGCAAAGATACTCGTAGTAAAATGGAAGCTTCGCAGCAAAGCGAGCTTATAAGTCAAAGGCAAAACGATAGTTTACCTATAGACTTTGAAAACGAACCCGATATGGGCATGCAAGCTTTCATGTAGGAAGTAAACAATTATTTAATTATATTATATTATGTCAGAAGTAAAAACAAATGAACCTGTTAAGCAGGAAGGTGAGTTTAAAATTAAAAAGAAAACTCCAAAAAAATTAACAACACCAAGTAACGAACCGGTTAAAGTAAACATCAAAGAACCTTTGATTGAAACAGAGCCTGAGGTTATAAAAGTGGTAATACCTAAAGAAGATGCCATTCAAATCGGAGAAACAAAGGAAGTTCCTGTGGAAAAACCATCCGGAGATAGCGCTGCGGTGGGAGAACAAGTACAAGAGCCCGTCGAAGATGTTAAAGAGTTTACACCAATCAAAGAGGTTGAAGTAGCTAAAGTTGAGGCAGAAGTTAAAGAAGCTTTAAGAGATGAAAAAGTACTAGGTAAGCAATTACCTGAAAACATCGAAAAACTAGTTAGCTTCATGGAAGAAACTGGTGGGACAATTGAAGATTACACAAGGCTTAACGCCGATTACTCTAATGTAGATGAAAAAACATTATTAAAAGAGTATTATAAGAAAAACAAACCTTATTTAGATAATTCAGACGTAGAGCTTCTATTAGAAGATTTTGACTACGACGAAGATCTAGAAGAGGATAGAGATATACGCAAAAAGAAACTTGCGTTCAAGGAAGAGGTTGCAAAAGCTAAAGGTTTTTTAGAGGAAACAAAGGTTAAGTATTACGATGAAATCAAGTTGAGATCAAACGTAAACCCTGATACTCAAAAAGCTACGGATTTTTTCAACCGCTATAATAAGCAGCAGGAAACAGCTAAGCAACAACATTCACAGTTTCAAGAAAGTACTAAACAGCTTTTCAACGATGATTTCGAAGGTTTCGATATTAAAGTCGGTGATAAGAACTATAAGTACAATATTCAAAACCGTGATAAAGTTGCAGAAAACCAATCAAACATTAATAACCTTGTCGGGAAGTTCCTAGACTCAGATGGTAATGTTAGTGACACGAAAGGTTATCACAAAGCTATGTACGCTGCTGACAATGTGGATAAGATTGCCTCTCATTTTTACGAGCAAGGAAAAGCTGACGCTGTTAAAGACGTTGTAAATTCATCAAGAAACTTAAGTGATACCAAAGCTAGGTCCACTCAAGGTGATGTTTTTGTAAACGGGTTTAAGGTTAAAGCTATTTCAGGCACTGACTCCTCGAAATTAAGAATAAAAACAAAGAAATTTAACTAAAAAAACAAAACAATTATGAGTTTAACTCCTCAATTTGGGTCTATTGTCCCAAGTCAATCACAGCAGTTGTTGCAATCAAACTACCTCCAGTTTAATAATGGGGCTAATGATTTTGCACAGCAATATTTACCAGAAATCTACGAAGCTGAAGTAGAGCGTTACGGAAACCGTACGTTATCTGGATTTTTAAGAATGGTTGGTGCTGAAATGCCAATGACTTCTGATCAAGTAATTTGGTCTGAACAAAATAGATTACACATCTCTTATGATGGAGTATCTCAAGCTAACGTTGGAGCTGGTACCGCTTCTCAAATCACGATAAACCCAGGTGCGGTTGCAGGTGTATCTAATGTTATATCTGTAAATGATACTGTAGTAGTTTTAGATCCTGTAACAGGATTAGAAGCTAAAGGTATTGTGATTGCAACCGTTGTTGGCGCTGCTGGAACTATTGATATTCAGCCTTATTCTAACTTAAGCTTAGCTACTCAAGGATTCAGTGCTACTGGATTAAAGGTATTCGTTTACGGTTCTGATTATGGAAAAGGATCTAACATTGCAACTGGAGACAGAGTAAGTGTTGAGCCATCTTTTACACAGTACTCTAATTCTCCAATCATCATCCGTAACCAATACACTGTATCTGGTTCTGATATGGCACAAATTGGATGGGTTGAAGTTGCAACTGAAGACGGAACATCTGGGTACTTATGGTATTTAAAAGCTGAATCTGAAACTCGTTTACGTTTTGAGGATTACTTAGAAATGTCAATGGTAGAAGGTGAGTTCAATCAAGTTGCTGCAACTGCTGGAACAAACCCTGGAACACAAGGTTTATTTGCTGCTATTCAAACTCGTGGTAATGTAGAAGTAGGATTTACTGCTGCTGCTGGACTTGACGAATTTGATGCTATCCTTAAGAATTTAGATACTCAAGGAGCAATTGAAGAAAACATGTTATTCTTACAAAGACAAACATCTCTTGATTTTGATGATATGCTAGCTGCTATCTCTGGTGGATTTGCCGGTGGAACTGCTTTTGGTTTATTTGAAAATTCAGAAGAAATGGCTTTGAATTTAGGATTTAGCGGATTCCGTAGAGGATCTTACGATTTCTATAAGACTGACTGGAAATACTTAAACGATGCTTCTACTCGTGGTGGATTAAACGGTATTAGTTCTATTGAAGGTGTATTAGTACCTGCTGGAACTTCTACAGTTTACGATCAAGTACTAGGAACTAACATTCGTAGACCATTCTTACACGTACGATACAGAGCCTCACAAGCTGATGATCGTCGTATGAAGTCTTGGTTAACTGGTTCTGCTGGAGGCGCTTATACTTCAACTCTTGATGCTATGGAAGTAAACTTCCTATCTGAAAGATGTTTAGTAACTCAAGCTGCTAACAACTTTGTACTTTTCAAAGGAATCTAGTAACACAACAATAACAATCCCTGCCTTCGGGTGGGGATTTTTTATATGACATTAGCCCCTTACTAGTTATATACTAAGGCTATTGTCACATTTTTAAACTATTTAATTATATTATATTATGGCTAAAAAAGCTACAGCAGAAACAATTGAGGTTGCACCTCAGGAACAAGTTGTAACACAAGTTACTACTCCAGTAAAACCCACAAAACCAACGTGGGAAATCAAGGATAGAGTTTATTACTTAAAAGGTAACAAAAACCCTTTAACATTAACAATTCCAAGTAGACATACAAGAAAGCATGCTTTACTTTATTTTGATAAAAAAACTGGAAAACAAAAAGAAATAAGATACGCAACTAATCAAGACTCACCACTTGTTGATGAACAAAAAGGGGAATGTACTATGGGTCATATAAGATTTATGGATGGAGACTTGAAAGTTCCAAAAGAACAACAGAACTTGCAGAAGTTGCTTTCATTGTATCACCCTTTAAAAGGTAGGATATACGAAGAGTTTAGCGCTAGCGAAAAAGCTGAAGACGAACTAGATATATTAGATCTTCAAATTGATGCTTTAAATGCAGCTAGATCAATGGAAGTTGATCATGCAGAAGCAATACTTAGAGTTGAGCTAGGTTCTAAAGTAAATGAAATGAGTTCTAAAGAACTTAAAAGAGACTTATTATTATTTGCTAGAAACAATCCTGCATTGTTTATTAACTTAGCTAATGATGAAAATGTACAACTAAGGAATTTTGCTATTAGAGCACAAGAGGTTGGCATTATAAGTCTATCACAAGATCAAAGAACATTTACATGGGTGTCAACTGGTAGAAAATTAATGAATGTACCTTTTGACGAAAATCCTTACTCAGCATTCGCGGCTTTCTTAAAGACAGACGAAGGTGTTGAAATCTATAAGTCTATAGATAAAAAACTATAAAAACAAGTAATACTATAGTAGCTAGGTCACTTTAAAAGTGGCCTAATTGCTATAATTAAAAAAACAACAAATGGCGGTAAATGTAAACACTGTGTATCAAACGGTCTTGTATATATTAAACAAAGAACAAAGAGGTTACGTTCCACCTGCTGAGTTTAATAGCTTAGCGGCTCAGGTTCAGTTGGAAATATTTGAATCATATTTTCCAGATGGAAATCAATTAAATAGACCGAATCAAAATAATAGTCAAAATGACACTGAGTTTTTTAATATGTCTAAAGACATACAATCAAAATTAACGCCGTTTGAACAAGAATTACAATTAACTATAAACGCAGAAAATGCTTTTATTCAACCTCAGTTGTCAGATACTGGTTCTATAAATAGAACTGTGCGTAAATTTGGGTCTATTATATCAACGTATGATGGTCAAACTAAATACGATTCAATAACTCAGTTTACTTCAAAAAGTGATTACAACAAAATAGTAAGATCAAAACTAACTCTACCTACAAAAAAAAATCCAATATATTACCTAAGCAGTGGTACACCTACTAGTTCTTCTTTAATAATAAACCCTCTTCCAGACTCTGTATTAGCTAATTGCGTGGTTTACCCATTAAATCCAAATTGGAACTTCACAATTGGTAGTTCCGGTCAATACTTACACAATTCTACAAACTCTGTTAATTTTGAACTAGACAATTCAGAGCAAACAAATATAGTTATGCATATATTAAAATATTGCGGAGTTATAATAAATGACCCTACCGTTATACAGACGGCTGCTCAAGATATTCAACAAAATTCAATTAACGAAAAATCATAATAAATGAGCCTAATAACAGAAACTAATCAACAGTACTATCAAGGCGCTCAAGGTTTTAGAGGTGACGGTGTTAAGTTATCTTTTGAAACTACTTTTGATACAAATTTAATTTTAGGTAGCTTCGATCCCAATAACGTCGACTATGCTTTAAATAATTTTAAATTATACACTAGTACTACTGGTCTACCAGGTTCTTATGTTGAGTATTTAACTGTTTTCACAGTAGTTAACAATGCTATAACTTTTGAAGCAGGTTCTGAACCAGCGAATGGTTTATACATAGTTGTTCAATTAAAAATCTTAGATGGTGGTAAGTATGGAACTACGGAGGCTGAAAAAGCTTATGGACAAGCTGTTGAAGATAACTATGGTAGTTACGCTTATACAACTTTAGATGACGCTATAGATAACTTTATGGTTGGTTATGTTGGTGATGGAAAGTTAGTTCAAACCGCTAAGAGATCTGATATATTGTTTCATGCTAAAAGAGGTTTACAAGAATTTAGCTATGACACTTTAAAGAGTATTAAATCAGCTGAATTAACAATACCAGCCAGTTTAACTTTAGCTTTACCTCAAGATTATGTAAATTACGTTAAATGCTCTTGGGTAGATCAAGCAGGTGTTTTACATCCTATCTATCCTACAAACAACTTAACCACAAGTCCTTACTACACTCAAATTCAAGATAGCACTGGAGTTCCTACTCAAGACAACTTTGGATCAGATATTGAAGGTACATCG